CGAGGGCGGCACTAATACCGACATCACGGTATGGCAAACGGAGGCAATCACAATCACGCTTTCGCGAACTATACCCGCCGATGTTGCAATCGCACAACAGCACCCCGCCGTTATACAAGATTTAACGGCACGCGTTGAGAAACTCGAAAACGAAACAACGGGACTTAACATTGAAATAATAAACGGAGGTAATCCATAATGAACGACAACAAAACACTTTATGCGAAACTCATTATACGCGGCGGTACAACCGCCGAATGGGAAAACGCAAACCCCGTACCCGAAATGCGCGAACTTTGCGCAGAGTACAAGCCCGACGGCACTTTTGAAATTAAAATCGGTGACGGCGTGACGGCTTGGCTTGACTTGCCTTACATATCGGGTGCGCGTGAACTCGCCGACCTTATCGACGACGCAACACACCGCACCGTTACGGACGCGGAAAAGGCAACATGGAACGCAAAACAAGACGCGTTGACCTTTGACGAAGTGCCGACGGCAGACAGCGCAAACCCCGTAAAATCGGGCGGTATCGCCGCCGCGCTTGCAAGCAAGGCGGGCAAAGACGAAATACCCGACGTGTCGCAGTTTATTACTCGTGCCGTGACCGACCTTGTAAACTATTACACGGCGGCGGCAATCGACAATAAACTTGCCGACCTTAACGCGGCAATATCGGCAATACCGAAGTTTGCAATCGCGGTTGTAAATTCTTTGCCGACAAGCGACATAAGCGACACAACCGTGTATTTATTGAAAACATCAACAACCGAAACGGGCAACTTGTTTACCGAGTACATCTATGTCAACAACACTTGGGAGGCACTCGGCACGCAAACGATTGACTTGTCGAATTACGCGACGAAGGACTATGTCACGGGCGCAATCGCAAACTTTTTGACCGCCGACGATGTCAACACGATACTTTCGGCAACCCTTGCGAACTATGCAAAAATAAGCGACCTTGCGTTGTACGTAAAGACCGCCGATATTGCCGCAATCGGCAAGTCGGGCAACCTTGCGGACGCGGTGCAGGACGCAACGCACCGCACCGTTACGGACGCGGAAAAGGCAACGTGGAACGCAAAACAAAACCCGTTGACGGTTGATACAACCCCGACAGCAGGAAGTACAAACCCCGTCACGTCGGGCGGTGTAAAAGCGGCTCTCGACGGCAAGGCAGACGCAAGCAGTGTACCGCACGCGTCGACCGACCTTTCGGACGGCTCTGACCTTGTACGTAACAACGATACCGTCACAATCAACGGTGGTGGGGTATAAGGAGGGTATCATGGCAACAAAAACCGTAAATTGGAAAATGAAACAACGGCAGGGTACCGCGTCGCAATGGGCAAGCAAAAACCCCGTACTTGCGGCGGGTGAGTTTGGGTATGACACAACAAACGATGTCGTAAAAATCGGCGACGGCAAAACGGCGTGGTTGTCTTTGCCGTCGTTTAGAAAGAAAAAATACGACCTTGACTCATTGTCATGGGCAGAAATTGCCGCGCTTGCGTCGTCGCGCCGTGCGGCGTGCGTCTTGAATGTTGGCGACGAAAAAACAATTACGCTTTCAACAGGCGAAAAAGTAACGCTTGTAATACTTGGCTTTTGTCACGACGGTTATTACGACTCGGAAAACGACGAGGACAACTATTATACAATTACGTTTGGTATGAAAAACTGTCTTGCGACACGTTATCAAATGAACGCAAGCAGCACAAACGTTGGCGGGTGGGAGTCAAGCAAAATGCGCACAAGCGTTATGCCGACGCTTTTGTCACAGTTGCCCGCAGATTTACAAAGCGTTATAAAGAGTGCTTACAAAAGGACATCGGCGGGCAATAAGTCGACAACAATTACAACAACAAACGACAAGTTGTTTTTGCTCTCGGAAGTTGAAATAAACGGCACGACAAATACAACCTACAAAGACGAAGGTGAGCAGTACGCATATTTTAAGCGCAACGGCGGTTATGTGGCATACGGCGACGGTAATTACCCGCAAGGAATTAAAGCACTTTCAAACGGTGACGGCGGCTCGTACGGTTGGTGGCTCCGTTCGCCGAACGTGACGAGCACGACTTATTTTCGGTGCGTCAACGGCAATGGCAGTGTCTACGCGAACTACGCGACTCATTCGGGCGGCGTGTCCTTCGGCTTTTGCGTTTAATCAAACATCGGGCAATCGCGCCCCTTATATGGGGCGCGTAAACCCGCAAATAAATATCAAGGAGTATCAATATGACAAAGTATTTTACAATCGCGCCCGCGCATATTGCGGGCAACAACGTAATTGCAACCGCCGACAATGGGCGCGTTTTTACGGAAAACGACGAACTCCACATCGAAACGACCGAACGGCACTATGTGTACAAACATAATAACGCGCCCGTCGGTTGGTACATGGTAAACCCCGAAACGTCGGAGTCGCACTATCTTGGCGAAGGTGCAAGCCCGACCGCCGATTTTACAAACCTTGTCGTTGCCGACGCTGATGTATGGGCAACAATCGAAATGCCCGAACAGCCCGCCGAAAATATCGACGACAACGGCGACACTTCGGAGGAATAAACAACAATGTCGGTTTTGAAATCACAACGGGGCGAAAGCGCGGTGCAGTTTTTGGACACCGCCCGCGAGTTGGAAATTTACACGATTAAAACGTGTGCAAAATTCCCTAAACGATATATGTTTTTAATCACAAAAGACATTGTTGCGCTTGCGTCGGCGGTTTATAACAACACAAAAGCGGCAAACAGCATTTATGTTACGACAGCAGACGACGCGCGGTTGCGTCGCGAATACATAACAAAAGCAAATTGCAACTTGCAATGCTTGTTGTCACAAATCGACATCGCACACGAGTTTGTGAAATCGACCGACGCAAACAAGCCCATAAAAAGCACCGTTTGGGAGCAGTGGGCAACACTTATCACAACGGAGGCAAAGTTGCTCGCGTCGCTTAAAGAAAGCGACAAAAAGCGATATGGCAACTTGTCTTAATAAACAGGTTGTGCGCCGCAAATTCCGTGTGTGCGGCGACTCGTACAATTGGTGGCTCCGTTCGCCGAACGTGACGAGCACGACTAATTTTCGGTACGTCAACAACAATGGCAATGTCAACACGAACAACGCGACTAATTCGGGCGGCGTGTCCTTCGGCTTTTGCGACTATGTATGACTCGACAAAGTACCCCGCGCATATTGCGGGTGAAATCAATGTCTTTGCAAAAGGGGCGTGCAACCTTTCCCGCAAGGGACAAACTAAAACCCCGATGTGGTCAATCGGACGCTACTTGCATTACCGATTATTGCGGTATATCGGTTTAATGGTTGGTATCACTTGCAATCGCAACCCGCAACTATATTTTGATTGTACGGGGTTTAATTTTGATTTATGAACAGTACGGAACGACACGAGGCGCGGTATCAACGCCGAAAGCAAAAGCGTTTACAAAAGAAAGCGCAACGCATAGCGGCGGCAGACAACTTCGACGCGGTGTTTACGTTCGATAATTTATATCGCAGTTAAAAAAAATGTTGTTTGGGTGTCGGGTGGAAAGCAAGCACGCAACGATACAAGGTAAACGCGATTATCAACGTAAACGATACGCTCCGTCAACTGAAGGAAGGTAAATTCAAAAGTCGCGGGTTTTATACGTTTACACGTATTGAGCGCGGCAAGGAACGAAACATCAAAAGTGTGCATATAAGCGAGCGCGTCGTGCAACGGTGTTTGTGTGATTATTCGCTTATACCGATATTGTCGCGGTCGTTTATTTACGACAACGGCGCGTGCATGGCGGGCAAGGGCATACATTTTGCCGTCAATCGTCTTGTGTGTCACTTGCAAAAACATTATCGAAAACATGGCACAAACGGGTATGCACTCGTGTTTGATTTTTCAAAGTATTTTGACAATATCGCCCACGAGCCGTTGAAAAGCATAATCGACAAGGAATATACCGACACCCGACTTGCGGGGCTTGTAAAACAACTTGTCGACGACTTCGGCGACATCGGGCTTGGGTTGGGGTCGCAAATATCGCAGGCGTGCGCCTTGCGGTACCCGAACAGGCTCGACCACTACATCAAAGAAGTGTTGCGTATCAAGGGTTACGCGCGGTATATGGACGACGGCTATTTGTTACACGAAAGCAAAGAGTATTTGCAAAAGTGTTTGTCGGACATCAAGCAAATTTGCGGCAAACTTGGTATCAAATTGAATACTAAAAAGACGCAGATTGTGAAAATATCACGCGGTATAACATTTTTACAGCGGCGGTTTATCTTAACCGAAACGGGCAAGGTGATAATCAAACCACGCCCGCGCGGTATAGTAAAAATGCGCCGAAAGTTGCGGGTTTTCAAACGAAAACTCGACGCAGGCAAAATGGCGTTTGCGGACATCAAGACATCGTTTATATCGTTCAAAGGACACTTGAAACATTGCAACGCACATCGTATCATTGTGCGACTTAACGCACTATTTGATAAAATTTTTTACGGGAGGTACAACACATAATGACGACGACGGAAATTATCGCGCTTGCGGTGTCTATCGTGTCGGGGCTTGTCGGACTTACAACGCTTTTTACGTTTATTGCGACCCGCAAGCAGAAACAGCGCGACGAGGGCGCAAGGACAGCCCGCGCCGACGCAAGCCTTGACACAATCAAATTGCAAAATGAAACACTTTTGCAAAGCACACGCGTTATAACGGACAAACTCGACGGGCAAAACGTGCGGCTATCGCGTATTGAGCAGACGGTCGCCGACGCTGACCTTGCCGAATTGCCCCGACAAATCGCGGCGTTAGAGTCAAGCGTCAAATCGGCACATCACCGCATTGACGGCTTGGAACGCAATATCAACAATCAATCTTAAAAGGAGGTGGTAAAAATGGATTGGCAGACGCTTATTATCAAGGTTGCAATCGGTGCAGTGTGTGCGCTCGCAAGCGGGCTTATATCTTGGCTTTTGCTGAAGTTAAAAACCCTTGTATCGTCAAAGGTTAAAAACGCAAAAGCAAAAGAATTACTCACGGCGGCACTTGACGCAATCGAGGCGGCGACAAAGGCAACGCAACAAACTTTTGTTGACAACATCAAGCGTACCGACCGTTGGACGAAAGAGGCACAACAAGTGGCACTCACAAATGCGGTCAACACAGCGAAGGCGCAGATGTCCGACAAGGTCATATCGTACATACAAAAGAATTGCGGCGGCGATGTTGACGCTTGGTGTAAAACGCAGGTCGAGGCACTCTTGCACGACATTAAAACAAAAACTTAACAACATAAAACCGCCACCCGAACGGGCGGCGGTTTTCTTTATACTGTAATTAAAATTTATATATAATGATGTTGCAACCGTATGTCGGCGCGTCGGGTGTGCCACCCGTGATGTCGGTTATCTCGCCGTCAAGCGAAAACCCCTTGCCGAATTGGTCGAGCAATTCAAACGCTAACTCTTTTTTAATGCGCCCGATACGTTTATTTGTGCGGGCGTTTATAATGTCGGTTGACTCGATGTATTTGTCAACGGGTGCGTGCTTGATAACGAGTTTGTCGCCGATAACGCTTGCGCCGATGTTATCTTGACAATCGTCAAAAGTTACTCCGACCGCCTTTGTGTGTATCTCGGCATTATCAAGACTTGCGCTTATACCTTGCGTATCAATCGAAACGTCGGGCGTGCGTTCACGCGGTAAATTGTTGATAACTTGATTTTTCGGGGGGGGAGGGTAGTTTTTTGATTATTTGCTCGTCGTTCATTTTTTGTCGCAATAGACGCAAAAACAGTAAAAACGATTG